TGTTGCACCTCGATTAGATAACCCAGTCGGCGAACACCGTCGAGCGTTGCAGGGGTGAGCGTACTGTGGCCTGCTATGTCGGCGAATATCTTGGACTTGGGGCAGGCTGGGTATACGGTCTTATTGCCGTATATGTTGCGCACCCGTACTGTGATCGTCATGGTTGTGTCCCCTAGGTCTTTGTAAATGCGGTCCATGCTTTCCTCCTAACAATTGTTAGATTTCAATCTTGATTGAGCTTTTAACCTTGACCGAGTTGGTCCGAATCTCGTCTTGCACCAGAGCAAGCAGGTTCTCCAAGTCCCGCCTATCGTCGTGCGATAGCACCTTTGGGTTGAACAGGATGCGGTGCATGTTCCTGAGCAGTTGGTTGATCCGCTCGCACTCGATGACTTCTACTTCCATGTCTCGGTCCTCACTTCCTTTGAGTTGGTTTGCTTGAGAGTTGTGAATGCTTGCGTCGGTGTTACGAACATGTAACCGCCTTTGCCGTACTCCTGAATAACGGTCCATGACTTGCGCTCGATCTTGGCTTGCTCTTCGCCGCACCAGAGGCAGAGGGTTTTGATCTCGGCACGGGCAGGGGGTTCGATCTCCTCACCACACAGTCGGCAGTTGCTCATTCTTTTGCTCCGAATAGTGTTCTGACTTCCACAGTACCCATAGAGGTGTAGCCCCAGTTGCTGAACTCACCGTCGAGCAGGGTGAAGAAGCACACCCAGTAGGAGGGGTCTAAGCGGTGGGCTTTGGGGGCGTTGAGCAAGTAGAGCATTTTGGTTTCGGCTTGCTGGCCTATTGGTGTCATGGTGAGTTGGGGTCGGTGGGCGGTGTGCAAGTTACAGAAACGAAAGAATGTTATGGGGTCGTGTTTGAGTGCGTCTAGTTTGTTACGTTTAACGGCAGGTTTGGGCAGCGGTTTGAGTTTGGCTTTTGTTACGTCTAACATTTGTTAGGACTCCTCGGGGTTGGTGATTTCGGGACAAACTTTTACTATACCTATATTATACCACAAAGTTATGGCTATGTCAAGTTTTTAGGGAAGCAGGGAGCTGAGTGTTTTAGCTGGTGATTTAACCAGTAGTTGGGGCAGGATGTTACGGCGGGCGTTACGATGTTACGAGCGCGTTATAAAATTTTAGGTGGCAAACGTAACGCTTAGATCCTTTAGGCATGCGGGTTTGGGGGGTTATGTTACATGTTATGCTATTTTAAAAAAGAGAGTACGTAGAGAGTTTTTCGGTGTGGTGCAAAATAATCTCCACTTGCCTATAGTGCTGTAGAGTCTGCAGTTTCGCTCTTTTGGAAAACCCCGTAACACGTAACATTAGGCTCTTTTTCCAGCGTAATCAAACACTTAGCTAAGTTACGTACATAACTTTATAATGGCTTTAGCATAACTTCGTAACATTCACTATTTTTGGCTTTTTTCGCGTTTTTGCTTGACAGGTCGGAAATCGTTCTTTATACTCTGCTACGCAGAGCCAGTTGAACAAAAACGAAGCAACACCTAACAAAAGTTAGAACCAACTACACAAACGTAACGTAACATTGGCATATGCCATACTTAGGGCTACCGCCGCACAGGGAACTGGTTTAGTTGACCACTTCAGGCAAACGTAACGTAACAACACATCGAGCGCCGCTTAAAGCGATCCTTAGGGCTACCGCCGCACAGGGAACTGGTTTAGCTGGTATCTCAGCAAGACCTAACAAAAGTTAGGATGAACGCAAAAAAGCCCAACCTAACAAATGTTAGGTCAGGCCGAAAAAAAGCCCCGCATTGCGGGGCCGAGTAGGTCGGGGGTTGGGTTAGCGTCGGGGTTGCCCCCAAGTTACCTTTACGAAAGTGTCGTAATCCCTTCCAACCCTTGCTGGCATGATCCAGAGCGGGATCAGACTTGGAAGCCGCTCGGATGGACTTGCGATGAAAAGCAGAACCTTAAGCAGAAAAGAATCGGCGCGGACTAGCATGGTGTTCCCCTTATGTTGGTTGGTGCAATCTAACATTTGTTAGGTTCGGGGGGCTCGCAACCCCCCTCCCGGTTTACTTACCGAGTTTGTCGGTATCCCCGCCTAGACCGGCGTAGATATCCATGAGATCGCCCTTGTACTGCTGAGCGAGTGCGTCCTCTTCGCTCGACTTCAAGATCCGATTGATCAGGGTCTTAAGATCGGCGAGCGTAGCGTCGTCGAGTGCCGAGCCAGAGGATTGCACCCGAGTCGTGGTCTTAGGTTTGCCGCTGGCGATTTTGACCCGTGACCAATAAACATCGATGGTCGGTTTGTCGAATCCACGGGCGGTGAACAGCGCGACAAACTTGGCACGCTCTTCCTTGATGCCCTTCCCTAGCGTACCACCGATCACGTCGTACCAGGGAGTGACTAGGGCTCCGGTCCCCAACTCCTTGACGCTGAAATGGTGGAGCATAGCTCCGGCGTACTGCTTGATCGCGTCCCCGGTTGAGACGGCGGCATTTGCGAAACCCTCACGGGCGGCATCGAGGTTAAACACGAGGGCGGGGGCGGTGGTGACGTTTGCGTTCACGTGGAACTCCTGAAAAAACAACCCGGAGGACTGCGCCGGGGAATCGCAATCGACTCACAATCGATGGATGCATTAGACCATAACGTACCACGAAAAGCAAATATTTCGTGATCGAAATTAAACCTAACAAATGTTAGGTTTCGGCGTGGAATACGGGGGAAAAAATTGGCTCAAACCGAACCCCACCCTACCCGGACCCCCCAAAGAGGCCAGCTCGGAGTCCCGTTTCCCCCCACACTGTGTTCCACACGGTTGGGTACCTTTTTTTAAAAAATTCCCCCCAGCTAGACCCCACCCCCCTTCTACAGGGAAACACCCCCCTTTGGAGTCCCAAACAGTTGTGTTAGAGTATGTAAAGTTTTTCATTGGTGCTATTTCCCGATGATTCAATTGCAACCAGAAGCCAATCACCCAATCCCTTTTGATCTCTCCGATGAACAGCCCAAGACGCATAAAGATGCGGTTGCGGTCGCTGTAAACACGGCCAACCTGCTTGAGCAACTCGGCGGGGACATCCACTACGCGGATGAAGATCTACATAGGGCTGCTGCTTTAATTCATGGTGCGGATAAGACTCCACTGCCCAAGCACATCATGGTGCCAGCCGAAGCAAAGGCTGTGTCTCTATTAGTTAAGCAGTTTGATTTCCAAGCATTTGCTGACGTACAGCAAGCACGCAACTACATCACCAATAAGCTACTGAAGATAAGTGACTGCGGTGATCCCAAGCTGGAACTAAAGGCACTAGAGCTACTTGGTAAGCACAGCGACGTTGGGCTGTTTACAGAGCGCAGCGAGATTACTGTTCTGCACAGCACAAGCAAAACGCTGGAAGATAGTATTAAGGACAGGATCAAGCGTCTGCTCAATGCAGATGTAATTGACGTGCCTACGCTTACGGCTGAGCTAGACGAGCCAGACCCCGAGCCTGAGCTTGCGCTAGAGGAAATCCAAGACATAGAAGAAACCAATGACGATGCTTGATTCTGTATCGCTTAGGGACATCCCTAATGTGCTGGACAAGCTAACCGAGTCGGACTTACGTGTACTTGAGGCTCAGCTATTGAAGCTTGAGAAGCTAAAAGACCGAGAACTCTGCCAAGATAAGTTCATCAAGTTTGTAGAAAAGGTGTGGCCCACGTTCATTTCCGGTCGGCACCACAAGATTATGGCTGCTGCCTTCGAGCGAGTGGCTAGAGGGGAGCTAAAACGGCTGATTATCAACATGCCGCCCCGCCATACTAAGAGTGAGTTTGCTTCCTACCTGCTTCCTGCTTGGTTTTTGGGTAGATTTCCGCACAAAAAGGTGATTCAGACGTCCCATACCGCTGAATTAGCGGTTGGTTTCGGGCGAAAAGTGCGAAATTTGGTGGATTCCGACGTATATACCAACATTTTCCCCAACCTTAGCCTGCAAGTGGACTCAAAAGCTGCTGGTAGGTGGAACACCAGCAAGGGTGGTGACTATTTTGCTATTGGTGTAGGGGGTGCAGTGACCGGTAAGGGTGCTGACCTACTAATAATAGATGACCCCCACAGTGAACAAGAGGCGGCACTAGCTGCCACCAACCCTGAAGTCTACGATAAGGTGTATGAGTGGTACACCTCTGGCCCTAGGCAGCGTTTGCAGCCGGGAGGATCTATTGTAGTAGTCATGACGCGCTGGGCTCAGCGTGATTTGACGGGCCAAGTGATTAAATCCAGCGCCCAGCGCGGGGGTGAAGAGTGGGAGGTGATTGAGTTCCCTGCCATTATGCCCTCGGGTAAACCCTTATGGCCTGAGTTCTGGTCCCTTGAGGAGCTATCTGCACTCAAGGAGGAGCTACCTAATAGTAAGTGGCAAGCGCAGTACCAGCAGAACCCCGTTGGTAACGAGTCAGCTATTGTTAAGAGGGACTGGTGGAAGATCTGGGAAGAGGATAAGCCGCCTGAGTGCGACTACATCCTTCAGACGTGGGATACAGCGTTTGAGAAGCATCAGCGTGCTGACTACTCCGCAGGCACAACTTGGGGCATCTTTTACAACCACAAAGATGGCGGTCGTCCAAACATTATTCTCCTAGACACGTACAAAAAGCGGGTTGAGTGGGTTGACCTAAAGCGCGATGTACTAAATCAGTACAACGAATGGGAGCCCGATGGGATGCTCATTGAGAAGAAGGCTACTGGTGCCCCACTTATATATGAGTTGCGAGCAATGGGCATTCCTGTGCAGGAGTACACGCCAAGTAAAGGACAAGATAAGATTGCCCGGTTAAACTCAGTTAGCGACATAATTGCATCAGGTAAGGTTTGGGTTCCACAGACTCGTTGGGCGGAAGAGCTGGTCGATGAGATTGCAGCTTTCCCTTCAGGCGAGCATGATGACTTAGTGGACGCCACAACTTTAGCGTTAATGCGCTTCCGGCAAGGTGGTTTCCTGCGTTTGCCTACAGATGAGCCGGAAGAGATTAGGTTGTTTAAGAGTAACCGCAGGACTGCTTTCTATTAAGGACTACGGACCAATATGGCCTCCAATTCAATGATGCCTTCTATCTCCCCCGCCCCTATGGGCCTTTCTGATATGGAGATGGACGACGGCCCCGCTATTGAGATCGAAATTGAGGATCCGCAAGGGCTAAAAGTGGGTGTTGATGGGGTTGAAATCGACCTTATGCCCGACACTGGGGAAGCCGGAGATGATGAATTTGACGACAACCTAGCCGAATATATTGATGAAAGTGAGCTAGGTAAAATCGGTTCCGAGATTACTGCCCTTATTGAAGCCGACATAACCAGTCGCAAAGACTGGACGGATATGTTTGTGCGGGGCTTAGAGGTACTGGGGATGCGCTACGAAGAGCGCACCGAGCCGTGGAATGGTGCATGTGGTGTGTACTCCACCATCCTGACTGAAGCTGCCGTACGGTTCCAGTCCGAGACAATCATTGAGACCTTCCCTGCTGCTGGCCCAGTTAAGACCGAGATAATTGGTCAGGTTGATAAAGCCAAAGAAGATGCGGCTGAGCGAGTTCGTGATGACATGAACTATCAGCTCACCGAGGTCATGGTTGAGTACCGCCCAGAGCATGAGCGGATGCTGTTTAACTTGGGGTTGATCGGCTCGGCGTTTAAGAAGGTCTACTTTGACCCGACGCTTGGGCGGCAGGTATCGATGTTTGTACCCGCTGAAGATGTGATTATCCCTTACGGTTCGAGCGGTGCCCGCAGTGCTGAACGGGTTACGCACGTAATGCGTAAGACCGAGAATGACATAAGGAAGCTCCAAGTCGCTGGGTTTTACGTTGATGTGGACTTGGGCGAGCCTATTCGTACGTACACGGACGTCGAGAAGAAGAAGGCGGATGAGCAGGGCTATAGCCTAACTGAGGATGATCGGTACCAGATCTACGAGGTGCAGATCGACTATGACCTGCCGGGGTATGAGAACGAAGACGGTATCGCGTTGCCCTACATCGTCACTATTGACAAGGGTACGAGCAAGATCCTTGCCATCTACCGTAATTGGAAGAATGGGGACGACAAGTACCAGAAGCGTCAGCACTTTGTGCAGTACGACTACGTTCCGGGCTTTGGTGCATATGGCTTTGGGTACATCCACCTGATTGGTGGGTACGCACGCGCAGGCACATCTCTTATTAGGCAGCTCGTTGACGCAGGTACGTTGTCAAACCTGCCGGGGGGACTGAAGTCTCGTGGGCTACGGATCAAAGGGGACGACACTCCTATTGCTCCGGGTGAGTTCCGTGACGTTGACATTCCTAGCGGGTCGGTCAGGGACAACATCATGCCCCTGCCGTACAAAGAGCCAAGTCAGGTTCTGGCTGCGCTATTGGACAAGATCACGGAAGAAGGACGCAGGCTTGGTTCAATTGCTGACATGAAAGTCAGCGATATGAGTGCTAATGCTCCTGTTGGTACTACATTGGCTATTCTTGAGCGTCAACTCAAGACCATGTCGGCTGTTCAAGCCCGTGTACATTTTTCAATGAAGCAGGAGTTTAAGCTCCTTAAAGCCATTATTAGGGATTACACCCCTACTGCATACGAATACAAGCCAGAAACGGGTGATCGCAAAGCCAAGCAAGAAGATTACGACATGGTGGAAGTTATTCCCGTGTCTGATCCTAATAGCGCAACAATGGCTCAGCGCATTATGCAGTACCAAGCTGTTATTCAGCTTGCTGCACAAGCCCCCCAAATCTACAATTTGCCCGTCTTACATAGGCAGATGATTGAGGTTTTAGGGGTTAAAAACGCTGATAAATTGGTTCCGGTTGAGGACGATCAACAGCCTAAAGACCCAATTAGCGAGAATATGGGTTTCCTTAAAGGAACTCCTACAAAAGCGTTTATTTACCAAGACCATGATGCGCATATTGCAGCGCACCAATCGTTTATGCAGGACCCAATGATTGCGCAAACTATAGGGCAAAACCCTATGGCGCAACAAATGTCTGCTGCTATGCAGGCGCATATTGCCGAGCACTTGGCGTTCTTGTATCGCAAGAAGATTGAAGAGCAAATGGGGATCCCATTGCCACCGCCAGAGGCTAAGCTGCCTGAAGATATTGAGGTCAATCTGTCTAGGCTCGTGGCGCAAGCCAGCACGCAGCTCATGCAGAAGAACATGGCCCAAGCCCAACAGCAGCAGGCTCAACAGCAGATGCAGGACCCGATCATGCAGATGCAGCAGGCTGAACTCAAGATTAAAGCCCAAGATAGCCAGATTAAAGCTCAGAAAGTACAGGGTGATCTGGCTATTAAACAGCAGGAGTTGCAGCTCAAAGCGCAAGAACTTGCTGCCAAACAGGGTGAAGATCCAAGAGTTGCAGCCCTTAAAGCTCAGATGGGTATGCAGCAGGCTGCTCAGTCCCACGCTCAGCAGATTGCTCACGCTGACCAAGCCCATCAACAGAAGCTAACTCACGCCCAACAGCAGATGATGTTCAAGGCGCAACAAATGCAGAACCAACCTAAGAAACCGACTACGCCTAAGGAGTAGAGATGGCGACCACTGCGTTTTCCGTGGTTTTGAAAGAAATTGAAGACCGGCAGAATACTTTAATAGGTGCCCTTAGCTCCGGGGCCGCTAAAGATTTTGCCGAGTACAAGCATATGTGTGGAGAAATCCGGGGTCTTTCTTTTGCACATTCTTATGTAACCGACCTCGTGCGACGATTGGAGCAAGATGACGATGAGTGACATCCTTATTAGCCAAGATGGACAAACTGCTACAGCACTTCCGGAATCTCCGGAGGAGAAAGCTCGGCAGGTGCCTGATCCAGCTACTTTCCATTTACTTTGCGTACTCCCTGAGATTGATGATGAGTACGATAATGGGTTGATTAAAGCTAGCCAGACTATGCACTTTGAAGAAATTCTATCGCCAGTGCTATTTGTGGTAAAGATGGGGCCTGATGCATATAAAGATGAGAAGCGATTCCCATCTGGGCCGTCATGTAAAGCGGGTGATTTTGTAATTGTTCGCCCAAATACTGGCACGCGCATCAAAATTCACGGCAAAGAATTCCGCATCATCAATGATGATTCGGTTGAAGCCGTGGTTCAAGACCCCCGTGGTCTGTCCCGTGCATAAGGAGTAACTCGTGGACAAAGCTGAATTTAAGTTTCCGGATGAAAAAGAGCCGGAGAATGACAAAGTGGACTTTGCCATTGAAGGCGAAGCTGCTGATGTCGAGGTAATTGACGACACTCCGGAGCCAGATCGTGGGCGTAAACCCATGACTGAGCCCCCGAAAGAGTTTGCCGACGATGAGTTAGCTAAGTACGACGAAAGTGTACGCAAGCGTATTCAGCACTTCACCAAGGGCTACCATGAAGAGCGGCGGGCTAAAGAGGCTGCTCTGCGCGAGCGCGAGGAAGCGCTTAAAGTTGCTCAGACTATTATTGAAGAGAACAAGAAGCTAAAGGGCTCCCTCGGGCAGAACCAAGCTTTTGCTATCGACAATATGAAGAAGTTGGCGGCAAATGAACTTGAAGCGGCTAAAAGGCAATACAAGGAAGCGTACGAAGCAGGTGATGCTGATGCGCTTGTAGATGCTCAAGAAGCTATTACTACGGCTAAGCTAAAGGCGGAACGAGCCAATAACTTCAAAGCCCCTGTACAAGAGGAAAAAACTAGTGTAAAAGACGAACCAATAGCTCCCGTTGCTGCTCCTCCTGATTACAGAGCGCAAGAGTGGCAACGGAAGAATAATTGGTTTGGGCAAGATGAAGAGATGACCAGCTTCGCCTTAGGGCTGCATACAAAGCTGATTAACTCTGGAGTTGATCCCAAGTCAGATGAGTACTACGACAGGCTTAATTCTCGCCTTCGTCAAGTGTTTCCCGAGTCGTTTGAGTCGGAGAAACCCGTGGATGCGCCCCCTCCACGCTCTAAATCAAACGTTGCTCCTGCGACTCGTAGCACAGCGCCTAAAAAGATCGTGCTTACACAAACGCAGGTAAACATCGCCAAAAAGCTAGGCGTTCCTTTGGAACTCTATGCTCGTAAGGTTGCGGAAGAATTGAGGAAATAATCATGACTGAATCTAATCGTTTGACAAGAGAACTTGAATCCCGCGAAAGCGCCGCACGTCCTAAAAAGATGTGGACGCCACCCCAACTGCTACCGGAACCTGATCCGGAGCCGGGGTATACGTTCCGCTGGATTCGCCTTAGTACTCTGAACAACCCGGATGCAATCAATATCTCCTCGAAGCTTCGGGAAGGTTGGGAGCCAGTAAAGGCTACCAGTCAACCCAAATTGTTTTCCGTTTCCGATCCCAAGAGCCGTTTTCCTGACGGTATTGAGGTTGGTGGACTGCTTTTGTGCAAAATCCCGTCTGAGTTCATGGAGCAGCGTGAAGCCTATTATCAACAACAGGCTGATGCGCAGATCAATTCTGTGGACAACAACTTTATGCGCGAGAACGATCCTCGGATGCCGCTATTTGCGAGTAAGCAATCCAAGGTTACGTTCGGACGTGGTACAACTTAACTAGGAGTCTTAAATGGCTTACCCCATTGTTAATGGCCCTTACGGGCTACTTCCGCAGAACTTGATCGGTGGTCAAGTTTTCGCGGGATCTACTCGGATGGTTCCGATTGCGAGCGGCTACGGTACGGGTCTTTACTACGGTGACGTGGTTCAGATTGGTGCTGGTTCAGGCGTAAACGCAGGCGCAGTCATTCAATCCTCAATGACCTTCAACACCACTTCGGCTGTGGCTGGCACGGTTGGCATCTTCTTGGGTTGTGAATACACCCCCGGCAGCACGCTAACTACTGTTGGTTCCGGTCCGATCTACGGTAAAACCCGCGCTCAGTACTGGCCTGCCAGCACAACCGCAAACGACGCTCAAGCCTACGTTCTGGACGATCCGGACGTTGTGATGAAAGCGGTAGTTGTTGCCAACAACGGCACGACCAGCAGCACGACCCAGCTCAACCTCGGTCCAGCATGGGTTGGTTCCAACCTGTTCTTGGTTCGTAACGCTGGTAGCAACACGACTGGCAACTCGGCATTTGCCCTGTGCGCTGGTACGAGTGATGTGCGTACTGCTTCGACGGCTCCATTCCGTATTGTTGGTATTGTTCCGGAAACCGCAGTTTCTCTGTCGCAGACCGCTACAACGGCTACCAGCACGGCAATGACGCTTTCGGCAGCTAACAGCAATATCGTTGTTGGTATGAACGTATACGGTTCGGGCATTCCAACCGGAACGTATGTGTCGGCTGTGTCGGGCACTTCGGTTACTCTGTCTCAAGCATCAACGTCTACGGTTACCGGTGGTAGCTTTACGTTCGTTGGCTCGCCAGAGGTTCTGGTCAAGTGGAACTTTGGTTACCACGGCTACTACAACGCTACTGGCGTCTAAGGAGTAAATCATGGCTATTTCACGCGCCCAGCTACTTAAAGAGCTGCTCCCCGGCTTGAACGCCCTTTTCGGTCTTGAGTATGCTCGCTACGGCGAAGAGCACAAAGAGATCTACGAAACAGAAACTTCCGAGCGTTCCTTTGAAGAAGAGACCAAGCTGTCTGGCTTCAGCGCAGCCCCCGTTAAAAACGAGGGTCAGGCAATTGCGTACGACAATGCGCAGGAAGCATGGACTGCCCGCTACAACCACGAAACCATTGCAATGGGTTTCTCGCTGACGGAAGAGGCCATTGAGGATAACCTCTATGACTCCCTGTCTTCGCGTTACACCAAAGCTCTGGCTCGTGCTATGGCGTATACCAAGCAGGTTAAAGCTGCCGCTATTCTGAACAACGGGTTTAACAGCTCGTTTGTTTACGGCGACGGCCAGCCCCTGTTTAGCACGGCTCACCCGCTCGTTTCTGGTGGTACCAACAGCAACCGTCCTACGACGAACGCTGACCTGAACGAAACCTCGTTGGAAAACGCAGTGATTCAAATCGCTGGGTGGACTGATGAGCGCGGGCTGCTGATCGCTGCCAAGCCTCGTAAGCTGATTGTTCCTCCTGCTCTCCAGTTCGTTGCTACCCGTCTGTTGGAAACCAGCCTCCGTGTTGGAACCACTGACAACGATATCAACGCTCTGAAGAACAATGGTTCGATCCCCGAGGGTTACACCATTAACCACTTCCTGACGGACACGAACGGCTGGTTCCTGACCACCGACGTGCCTAACGGTCTGAAGCACTTTGTTCGTATGCCGCTTCAGAACTCAATGGATGGTGATTTTGATACCGGTAACGTACGTTACAAGGCTCGTGAGCGCTACTCGTTTGGCGTGAGCGACCCGCTTGGTGTCTTCGGATCCCCCGGTTCGACCTGATAAATCAAGCACTTAGCTTGATTGGGGGCCCCTTCGGGGGCCCTTTTCTTTTTGTAGTAGGCGTTACCCGTGTCGTAACGCATATTCTTTTATTACCCGTTACTAAGTCTCAAACCCGCTTGCGTTCCATAAAACAAGGTGATATAAAGTGGCATACCTAGACCACCCGACTTGCTGACTGACTAGGCAGACTTCCCTCAAGAGACAGCAAGTTTTGATTTGAGGATTTATTATGGGTTTCGCTACTCATCTCGGCCCTTGGTTGCTTGGTACTGTCCGCAACACAACTGGCACGACTGTTGGAACTATTGAGAACTGCGGTGCAACCGTTGTCTCACAGACATTTAAAAAGAACTACACCGGTCAGGCTGCTTCTGCAACCACGGACACTATCTGTGTTCTCCCGGCTGGTGCTCAGATTCTTGACATTAACATTGATACGTTGATTGCCTTTACTGGCTCAACCGCTGCTAACGTTTCGATTGGCGACGGTACGACCGCTGCGTTGTATTGGGCTGCTACGGACGTTACTTCTGCTGGCCGTGCGGCTATCAGCAATGCGGCTGCTAAGTTGGGCGCATGGTGTGGTGCAGCTTCGACCGCATCGCCTAATGGCATTGGGATTGGCCCAACGGATGTAAAAATTATTGCTACGATGACCCCGACTGTAGCTGCGGTTACTGCCGGTACGGTTCAGTACACGGTTGTTTACACTGTTGCTGACTCTAACGGTTCGCAGTTCCCTGCGTCGGCCTAAAATAGGGGGCTGCAATGCAGCAAACTGATGTAAAGTCGGCACACGTCGAGGCCACGGGAACAATTGTTTCTGGCCGCAATCGCCTTAAGGGCTATCAGTGTCTGTCTGGTGGCACTGCTGGGGATATTATTTTTCGTGATGGTGGCTCTAGCGGCCCTATTCGTTTGCAATTTAATGTCCCAGCAAACACCAACAACCCGTTTGCAAACATTATCCCCGGTGAAGGGATTTTGTTTTATACGGATATACACGTAACTCTGGCAACGTCGGCAAAGGTTACGGTGTTTTATGGCTAAGTCCCCGGCTTGGACTCGAAAAGAAGGCAAGAACCCCGAAGGGGGTTTGAACGCCAAAGGGCGTGCTTCCTACAACGCTGCCAATCCGGGTAAGCCCGGACTCAAGCCTCCTCAGCCAGAAGGTGGGTCGCGTAAGAAGTCATTCTGTGCCCGGATGTCGGGCATGAAGAAGAAGCTCACTTCTTCCAAGACGGCTAACGACCCCGATAGCCGCATCAATAAATCTCTACGTGCATGGAAGTGCTAAATGGGACGCTTAAATAAGCCAGAAATACCGGGTTATCGGTACCGGTCACCTAAGCAAACAAATGCACGGGATCTAACTCCCCACCCACTTGAAGACGCTGCTGCTTCCCAAGAAGCTGACCTTGGGCGTATTCGGCGTGGGCTAAACGCTGATGCGGCACGGGAGCATAACCGTAGAACCCAGCAAGAGGCTGGTGGCCGCGCAACTTTGCGTACAGGTACTAGAGCGGGATTAGCGGGACTAGCTTACGAAGGCGGTAAAGCTGCTGGTCGGGCTTTGGATGAAGAATATCCTGAGCTTGGTAAAAAGATTGTTGATAAGACCGTAGGTCCAGCAATCGACAAAGCGGTTGAGATGTCTAGAGACAAGGTTGAACTTTCCAAAGACGCTAAGCAGCGTATGGGCTCGGAAGAAACCCCCAAGAAGCGGCACAGAGCCCTTGAAGAAATGTCCCAAGCCTACGAAGACTTTAGGACGGGCAAAGGGATGAATAAGGGCGGTAAAGTTACTGCTTCTTCCCGTGGTGACGGATGCGCTCAGCGAGGTAAAACCAGAGGGCGGATGCTGTAATGGAAGGCCAAGTCTGGAACATCATCCTGTCAGTTGCCACAGGGGCAATTGGGTTCATAATCAAGAATCTGTTTGACGAAGTGAAACGTATTCAAATTCTCGTTAACAAAACCCGCGAAGAGCTTCCCAAAGAGTACGTGACCAGAGCGCAGCTTGATGCTGATATCAACCGCATCTTTGACCGGCTTGACCGGCTTGAAGCTAAGATCGACCGACTGGTAGAAAAGCATGCCTAGTACGTCAAAGAAGCAGCACAATTTCATGGAGGCTGTAGCCCACAGCCCCGGTTTTGCCAAGAAAGTTGGCATCCCTCAGTCCGTGGGCAAGGACTTCTCAGCGGCTGACAAGGGTCGTAAATTTTCTAAAGGTGGTGAGATGGCTACAAAAATGAATCCCGGTTTTATGGCAATGATGGCTAAAAAGAAGGCCGCGCAAGAAGGCTCAAAAGCCGACAAAGCCGCTGACAAAAAACAAATGATGGGCATGAAGAAAGGTGGGTCCATTGATGGTGTTGCCAAAAAAGGCAAAACCAGCGCTAAGATGGTTAAGATGAACAAAGGCGGCAAAGCCTGTTAAGGAGTTTATTATGGCTACGACCCCAAAGAAACCGGGTGAAGCGGAAATTTACACCGCTGACATGGGTAACCCGCCTATGGACTACGAAGGTCCAACGGCTTCCACTAAACCCGTTAAGAAGCCAAAGAAAATGGCTGCTGGCGGTTCTGCTTCTTCTCGCGCTGATGGCTGTGCCCAGCGTGGTAAGACCCGAGGCACAATGGTCCAGATGGCTTACGGCGGGAAGTGCTGAGATGATGGCTAGCCGGGGGATGGGTGCAATTGACCCATCTAAAATGCCCAAACCGAAGCTTAAAGCGCGTCGGGATGATACTGATTTCACTCAGTTCGCCAAAGGTGGGCGTGTAAACGCGGCTGGTAATTATACTAAGCCTAGTCTTCGTAAGCGGATTGTGTCTCAAGTGAAAGCTGCGGCAACTCAAGGTACTGGGGCAGGTCAATGGTCAGCCCGCAAAGCCCAGCTTGTTGCTAAGAGATATAAAGCTGCTGGTGGAGGTTATCGTGACTAAAAAGCTCATGGAATGTTTGTTTAAAGAATTGGGCCAGTGTGATTGTGATACTGAATGCAAGCCTGATGTAATGACTGACGAAGAAGTTGATTTTGAGTTGTTTGAAAAAGAAATGGCAAAAGATTGAAAACTCCGCAGCAATCGCTTAAAGACTGGGGCGACCAGAAATGGCGCACCAAGTCTGGGAAGCCGTCAAGCAAGACGGGGGAAAGGTATTTGCCTAGTGCGGCGATTGATAGTCTAAGCTCCGCAGAATATGCGGCGACAACCAAAGCCAAGAGAGAAGGCAAGAAAGCTGGCAAGCAATTTGTAGCGCAACCCAAAACAATCGCAAAGAAAACGGCAAAATTTAGATGACTACTTCTGGGGTCGCCGCATTTAACTTAGACCTCAACGAAATTGTTGAGGAAGCATTTGAGCGTGCTGGCTCAGAGCTTCGTACCGGCTACGACCTTCGTACCGCTCGACGTAGTCTTAACCTTTTGTTCGCTGATTGGGCCAACCGTGGCATCAACATGTGGACGTTTGAGCAGGGGGTCATCCCTCTTGTTCAAGGACAACTCACATACGCACTGCCAGACGATACGGTTGATTTGCTTGAGCACGTTATACGTACTAACGCTAACAGTGCATCTAATCAGTCTGACCTGACTATCACCCGGATTAGCGTATCCACATACGCTACGTTGCCAAACAAACTAGCTCAAGGGCGTCCAATCCAAGTTTGGATCCAGCGGTTGTCGGCTTCCGACTCCGTACTTGCGGGCACTTTGGCAGCTACTATCAGTGCATCAGCAACGTCAATCCCTATCTCGTCTTTGGCTGGTGTGCCTAATGCTGGGTTCATCAAGATCGGGACGGAGCTGATTGCCTACAACGAATTTAGTGTGGCCTCAGGCGCTACACCAGCGTATTTGCTGAACTGTTGCCGTGGGCAGGATGGGACTACAGCGGCTACCCAAACATCTGGTGCGGCCATTACGTTGGCTCAAAAACAAAGCATTACGGTATGGCCTGCGCCTGACGCAGCATCGTCATATCAATTTGTGTACTGGCGTATGCGCAGGATTCAAGACGCCGCTGGTGGTATTAAGACGTTTGATGTTCCTTTCCGGTTCCTTCCCTGCCTTGCAGCAGGGCTGGCGTACTACTTAGCGCTGAAAGTGCCCGAGGGCATTCAACGTTTGGACACCCTTAAAAAACAGTACGACGAAGCTTGGGAGCTTGCCGCGCAGGAGGATCACGAGAAGGCAGCGGTTCGATTTGTACCTAGGCAGATGTTTATCGGCAGCAGGATTTAATGGGTAATAGGTTCGCCTCTGGCAAGAATGCAATTGCTGAATGCGACCGGTGTTCGTTTCGGTTTAAGCTGACTGTTCTTCGCAAAGAGGTTGTTAAGACAAAGACGTATAATCTGTTGGTCTGTCCTCAATGCTGGGATCCAGATCAACCGCAGTTGCAATTAGGTATGTATCCAGTGGACGACCCGCAAGGGCTTCGAGATCCTCGCAGAGATAACAGCTATCAAGTGTCGGGATTACTTGCAGACGGGTATGCTGGTGGAGGTAGCAGAGTGTTTCAATGGGGGTGGAACCCCGTTGGTGGCGCTAGGGATAACGGATTGACTCCAAATGACTTGGTTTTACAAGGTCAAATTGGTACAGTTACGGTTGTGACGACATAGGAGTCCATCATGGACAAAAAACAAGTTAAGCGCATCGCTGATACGGAGGTGAAAGCCCACGAGAAGCGTATGCACAAAGGCGTCAAAGGCATGAAAGCCGGTGGCCCAACCACGGATGACCGCATGAAGTACGGGAAGAACCTGTCTCGTGCCATGAACCAAGGCAGCAAATAATGGCTAAGTTCAGCATGAAACAAGGTGGCAAAGAAGTTGGTTCAGCTTCGGTTTACGCAGAGCCCCATGATATGACTGGTAAAGCTGGTGTTGATTTGAGCAACAACGGCTACGGACCTAGCCCAAAGCGTGAGCTTCTTGAAGACTTGGCAGTTAGTGTTGCCGCAGCCCGTAGTAAGCCCTACTCTGAAGTTAAAACCACTGGGATTAAGGTTCGAGGGACGGGTTGTGCTACTAAAGGTCTGATGGCTCGGGGGCCAATGGCGTGAACTACGCTGCTCTTTCTGCTGCGATTCAGGATTACACGGAAAACTACGAGGCTTCGTTCGTAGCTAGTATTCCTACGTTTGTTAAGCAGGCGGAGCAGCGGATCTACAATACGATCCAGTTTCCTTCACTTCGTAGAAACGTGACTGGTCAGACAACGGCAAGTAACAAGTACTTGGCTTGTCCGGATGATTTCTTGTCTGTGTACTCGATGGCTGTGTTTCCTACAGGGGGTGAGTACACCTACCTGTTGAATAAAGACGTTAACTTTATTAGGGAAGCATACCCACAGCCAACAGATACTGGGTTGCCAAAGTACTATGCTTTGTTCGGGCCGCAGTCTTCGCTATTAACAGAGTTAACGTTTATTCTTGGGCCTACGCCCAGCGCAATTTATAACGTTGAACTTCACTATTTCTATTACCCAACATCAATTGTCACAGCAGGAACAAGTTGGTTGGGGGATAATTTTGATACGGTGCTGTTGTACGGATCGCTTGTCGAGGCTTACACTTACATGAAGGGTGAGCAGGACATGATGGCGTTGTACGACGGCAAGTATAAGGAAGCACTGGCGCTTGCCAAGCGTCTGGGCGACGGTCTTGAACGTCAAGACGCCTATCGTTCTGGCCAATATCGGCAAGCAGTCACTTAATTTTAGGAGTTTCTCATGGCTTTTGATGGCAACTACATGCCTACTTCGTTCAAAGTGGGTATTTTGAACGGGGCGTTTTCTTTTGCTACGGGCACGGGCGGGGCGTATTACATTGCGTTGTACACCAACCTTGCCACGTTGAATGCTGCGACCACTCAATATACGGCACCTGCAAACGGCGCAGCAGTCCCAACTAGTACAAACGAGGTGTCCTCACAGCAGCCTGCTGGGGCGGGGGCTAGTGGGTATACTACGGGCGGAAACCTGTTGACGGTAGCCTTAGCGCCTACCTCGGCATCGGGTACGACTGCATACATCGATTTTGATAACACAACGTGGTCTACTGCAACTTTCACTGCCCGTGGGGCGATGATTTATCGTTTGGGAACATATGGTGGGGTTGTAAATCCTGCAATTGCAATTTTGGACTTTGGTTCAGATAAGTCCTCAAGCGCATCGAACTTTACGATTGAATTTCCGTCAGTCGGCACTAACGGCGCTACCGCGATTCTTCGGATTGCATAATGGCTATAACTCTCAAACACGGCTTTGGCAGTGGAAAGCTGGACGGGTCGGATGCGACTCTAGTCCAGCCATCCAACTGGAACTCGGAACACGTTCTTGCTATTGGTTCCCCAAAGCTGTTTGGGAGAACGACGGCAATCGGCGGAAGTGCGGCAACAATCACCAACATTACTGCGGCCTCGCCGGGGGTTTTTACTGCGACCAACACTTTTTCTGCTGGTCAGTTGGTAACAATCTCCGGTGTCGTTGGGATGACGCAGTTAAACGGCAATACGTATGTCGTTTCTGCTACCGATTTGAGCGGGTCCAGCTTTAAGTTGCTGTTTCAGGGTTCGTTATTGAGTACTGCCTCCTTCACGGCGTACACTTCAGGCGGTACTGCAACCCCTACTGGCACGGGCGTAGCAGAAGAGCTTTCTGTAGCGGGGACTTTGACTTTGACCACTCCCGGTGGGGTTCCAACTCTGACCGGCAC